TTCCAGGTGCAGATACTGTGAATGTTGGATGTGTAGTATATCCAGAACCACCACCAACAAGTGTTACTACACCAATAGAACCAAGAGTTGTAATTCCTACTGTAGCAGCAGCACCTACACCAAACCCAGTAGGATCTTGAATAGTGATCCAAGGTGCTTCTGTATATCCAGCTCCTGCATTAGATATATGAATTGCCGCAATCTTTCCATCAGTTAAACCAGTATCACAATCAGTCCAAGTAGTAGAAACAGAAGCAATACCAACAGCATTAGCAGAACCAGCAGGTGAAGAAGATATACCAATTAAAGGTTGTGCTTGATAACCAGCACCCATATTGGTCATATAGATTTTCTCAACACCACCTGTAGCAACATAAGATGCTGTAGCAGTAGCAGTAACAGCAGCTCCTATCAAAGTAAGAGTCTGAATATATCCTAGTTGTTCTACTTCATCATCAATTGTCTCAACTCCTGTATCAATAACCTCATCCTCATAACGGAAGAGTTCACATCTAAGTTGATAAACGTAATTCTTTTTAAGTTGATAGAATGGTTGTTCGTGTTCAACATACTTAATTTCAAACAATCTATCACCTAATGGGAAGTAAATAAGATCCCCTTCTTTAGGTCTAGTTGCTAATTCAATGTTAGGTATATTTTTAATAAGAGGTGTAATATAAGTCTCATATCTTTCTCTAGAAATAACAAGAGTCAAATCATCTACATTTTGTATACCAAACTTAGAAAGAAGTGTTCCTTGTCCACCATATCCTTCATAACTATCAATATATGCCTCAATAGGATAAGCAGAATCAAATTGAGATTCTACAACTTCTCTAATAACAGTATTCTGACTAATATATCTTCTAGGAATATAATAGATATCTACTCCATACATCTTCAACTGTTCGTTGATAAGACTTTGGACTAAACTTTGTTCGCTTTTAGCTCCCTGTAAGAAATATGGATTAAGTGCCATGTTCTACCTCAAGCTATCATATCTAGTGGAGGAGTCTCATAAGTACTAAGCATTTCATCACGTATTTCACTTAGTTCTCCTTGAGCGTCATCATATATTTGTCTTCCATTCAATTCAATTCCACCAGGAAGTTTTACCCCTTGGAATTTGATTAAATTTTGACCCCATTGCCTTTTAACTAAAGCAGTAAGATACTTCTTCAAAAATCTATCATTATAAACTTTAGTATAAGATTCTGGACTCAATCCAAGATAACAATCTATAACCAAATAATCACCAGCAGTCACCTCATTCCAATCAATATCAATATATAACCTATCTTGTCTCATATTAAATCTACATCTAGTATGAGTATTTAAAAGGAAATCCATAGTTTCCAAATAACTCATAGCCATTGTATATCCCAATAATTCCATTCTTCCCCAATAATATATGTCATTCATCATCAACTGATACTTAAAGCTAAACATGTTTCCACTCATGCCCATTGCTTTAGTACTATTAACTTTAAATATATTTTTAACTCCAATTACATTAGCAGGAACTTGTAGATAATTACTACTTTCATAGAATTTAAATTCTGTGGTTCCATTACCAGCAATATCTGCCGAAGCAGTCATAGATCCTATTCCAGATCCACCATCAGCATCTGCTGTTCCCCTATCAATATCTCCTTGAGTTATTTTATACTTTAGATAATTCTCTGTAATTCCATCATAATGTCTTTCTTGATAGAATTGGATAGCATCATCCATCAAATCCTCTAGTTGCTCATCCGCAACATTAATCTCTAAAACAGGAGCACCGTTCTGTCTGAGAGCATAATCTATTAATTCTTGTCTTGATGATGGTTGCGCCATGAATATAGTTTACCTTTTACTTATTTATGGAGCGGAGGAAATACCTCCTTGTACCAATATATCTCCTTCTACCATTCTATAGATTGTAGATCCAGAACTTACTAAAATATCATATACATGTCTTCCTTTTTTCAAACTTCTTGTAGTAGTAGAACCTAAAGATATTTCAAATTCACCACCTGCTGCACTAGTAATTCCTACAGTGAAAGTTGCTCCTACTCCCAAAGTTGCTCCAATAGCAACAGATTTGGTCATCTGTGAAGATCCACTATAACCAGTTAAATTATAAGCAGACTTATCTGGTTTAAGAACAGAAAAAGTTGATTTAAAATCTGCTCCAGAAAGAATAGTTAGATTAACACCGTAAGCTACTCCAGCATCTGGATCAAATGTAATAGTGTTATTTGCCATTTTACTTACCTACTAAAGATTGGAGCATAGATTTAATATCACCAATATCATTAGTCAAATTATCAACTTTGGTTTCAAGAGTTTCAATTCTTTGTGCCTTTGTTCTCATCTTTTTTCTACTACTTACGTAGATATCAAAATCACTTCTATTTTTATTAATAATAGCCCCAGACTGTTCATCTCTAAAAAGTCCAGGATTATCTTCTACAGGAATTAAAGCCATAATTAAGCAAGAGCGGAAGCACGAAGTCTTTGGAATTGAGGAACAACAGCAGAATCAGTAGATGTTCCAACAATCTTAATTCTGAATTGTTTAAATGGATCTAAATCTTCAATACTATAAGTGTATTCCTTATAAAGTCCTTGATGTGGTTCTGCAACATAAGTATCAACTTTAGGAACCTTTTTATTTGCTTCACCATCATTATCAGTTGGAGTAATAATATCTCCATTAGTATTTAAGTTCTTATATCCTGGGAAAGGAACAAAGATAGCATCTTTAACAGGACCATCCTGATTTAAAGCATAGAATACTCTAACATCACAAACATCAGGAACATAACCATCAAGAATTACCTGCAATGATGTTGCTGGATTTTCCAATGTTACATTCTTGGTTACATAAAGGAATGCATCAGGATCTCTAATACTTAAATTAGATCTAAAGTCAGTTGCATAGTTAGAAATAGGTTTATTAATTCTATTGTTAACAAAAGTAACTCCTGCATGATCTAAGTTAATCATAGGACTTAATCTTTCATCACTAGCTGACATATTCAACAACATAGTTAGAGATTTATTTCCAGGAAGATCACCCAAGTAAGCAGATTCATTAGCAGGAGATGCTACACATCTTGCAGAATCAAAGTAATTCTTCTTAAACATAGAAACTTCTTGATATCCCTTATCTTGGAATGCAGGTTCATTACCATCTACACTAGTACCTGTAATAGTTCTAGCTTGAGCTGAAATCTTACATCCAGTAGGTGACATTGTTTCAAATTTAGGAATCATTATTGAGAATGGAATATTATATTGTCCTCTAGCTTGTTCACCACCACCTTTTCCAAGAGTCTTGAATTTAAGAGGAAGTTTTGTATTAGCATCAGTCGGATCCCATTGTGTTGAACTTCTATCAATACCATAACCAGTATCTGATGTATCTATTTTAATCTTATAAGAATCAATAGTAATTGCTTGAGGATCACCATCAGCACTTGCATCTGCTAAATCATGAGTCTTGTTAATTCTTCTTAAAGAAACTCCACCAAACTCATATTTCCAAACCTCATCATTACGTTCATGTCTAGATTGAAGACTTCCATCTACTGATCTAGTAATACCAGTTAATCTATTACCACTAACATTAGTATATCCAATAATTTCATCTTCACACTTAATATAACCAGTATTACCAGTTCCTACTGGTAAACCTTCAAAATTAGTAAATGCAGTACCAACTTTAACATTAATAGCAGAAGTAGAAGTTCTACCATAATTAGCAGTTAATGCTGTTGCAGTAACATCACTTAAAATATCAGAAAGAGTTACTTTATTAATATCATTATACATTCCATGATTCCTCTGAAGAATCTTCATATGTAATCCATCATTCACAGTAACAATTGGAGATTGTGGTATCACAGCACCATTAACTCCAGAACCACCATTTATTTGAGTTCCAATACCAATATTATCAATATACCAAAGATTACTAGCACTAGCACTAACATCAAAATCACCTTGAACATCTGTTAATATTAATTCATTAAATGATGCTATACCAGATTCAGTTGCACCAACTCCATAAACATCATCATTTTGAGCGACAACAGTTATTCTGGCTCCAGTCCCAACTTCATCATTTCCTAATGTACATGTAAGAACATCACCTACTTTATATCCATAACCACCAGAACCAGCTTCTCCATAACTAATACCAGCACCAACTAATTCACCATCAGTAACAGTTACAAATCCAACAGCACCAGCACCTATACCCTCAACATTAGTAAATTGAACATTATTAAAGACATATGTACCAGAAGCAGGAGTATATCCAACACCAGGATTAGTAATCTTAAGAGCAGTTCCTTCATTATCAGTGGCACTTGCTGTAGGAGGATAAGATCTAATAGATCCAGCAAAACCAACTAAATCACCATGAGGTACAGTATCTAAATTAACATTAGCACTTGATCCTTGATATACAGTATTTCCTGCTTGAAGAGCTTTATAATCTTGCATCATTGCTTCTATAGAATAAGTTGT